CAGGGGTTCGAGACCGTCAAGTGTCGCGGAACATACCTGCTCGTCAGCGTCTCCGTTGTTGGGTGTTTACGATACACACAGACGTTATTTACTGTAGTGGCGCCTCAAGGGATTCGAACCCTTGCGAGACCTGTGGAGTGGCGCATTCCGGGCATTGGGATCCGGAGACAGTGCCTTGGGACAGCACTGTTGTTAGATATGTCATCGCAGGCCTTGAAGAATGCCCAGAAACCAAGAGACTACATTGGCAAGGCTATATCGAATTACTACGTGCCGTGGATCTACGAAAAGTTAAAGACGTCCTCTCCTGTTCTTGGGCACATCTGGAACCACGACGGGGCACTGCGGAGCAGGCGATTACTTATTGCAAAAAAGACGATACAGGGGTTCGAGCTGACGACGGAGATAAACTACTCTACGAATGGGGGACTCCAGCCGTTTCCGGACATAGAGGCGACAACGCTAAGAATGAAAATTACAACCAAGTGCTTAACGCGGCAACTTACCAAGAAGCGGTGCAATTGTGCCAGGAACTTGAACCTGCCGACTACGTACGATTTCGTTCTTCTATCCGGAGGGGACTGATGGAGCATTTCCTAAAGACCGAGGTATTTATACGTCCGCTTGATTCGTTTAATCTACCCCGTATTGACCCAGAGATAATGGAACGTCGCGCTGTCGTTTTCACAGGGATATCCGGTGCTGGCAAAACCGCGTTCGCGTTGGCCCACTTTTCTTCGCCGCGCATGGTGTCCCACATTGATGACCTCAAAGAATTCAACCCGTTGGAGCATGATGGGCTAGTGTTTGATGATATGAGCTTTGGACATTGGCCGGTGACGTCATGTATACATATTATTGATATGGAGTATGATCGTACTATTAACTGTAGGTATAATGTTGGGTATATACCCGCCAAATTTCCTAGAATATTTACTAGTAATTTGCCGTTGCAAAAATTGTTTAATTATGATGATGCTAATGAAGAGCAATGTAATGCAATTACAAGACGTGTACACCATGTTATTATTGACAATAAATTGTATTGATTTATTCAAAAAGAGTTGGTATTGTTGGATTCTTTGCTAACCAATGCATATAAATCTTAACTTCTACACCATAGGAGTAATTATTGTTAACGGCTTCCACGTTGTTACGGGGTTGAGGCCAGTTGTGTACAGCGATTCCATATGTATTTGGGAAGTTGAGGGCAATTGAGGCTGGGCCGCCATTAGCTTCTATTTGGTTGATTAGTAATCGTGACAGTTGGATGTCCACTGAGTCAGCTGATGTGCGCCATGTGTCGTTACCAAAGATTGTGTCCGGGTTGACCCATAGCGTTTTGCTAGCATTTGCAGCGTGCATCTTGTTGATTACTGCTCTGCCTGGTTTTGTATGCTTGACGCCCTTTGCCAAAATCCATCCCACGTCTCCTTGTTGGAATTTGTGTATATCATTTCGCCCCACTGCCACTAGTGTGCCGTTGGCCTCCTCCCAGTCGTACATGTCAGCCCCCGTCTCCATGTTAATGGTTGGTTTAGAGACCCTGAGGACTACGGTGTAGCCCAGGAACTTGACCACGCTGTACTCCAAAAGGTTGTTTCGCATTGACTTCCATTGCTCCCCCGTCAAATAGTTTACGTTTGGAGTCACCCCCGCTAATAGGGATAGGAGGGTTTGGCCAGTTGTTGCTCTGGTATTGATATGGAACTTGGCTACGCCTCGTCCTACGATTTTGACGTAAGGTACCAGTGTCGGTTCCCTCATTGTCATGGGCCGCCCCCCCATCCCCAGGACCCGGCGCCCCGAACGACGCCTGTGAGTTCCACGTCGCCTGGACGGTAATGCCCTCCTTCGGGTATTCCGCATACGTCTTCTGAATGTTGTCAGACGCGGAGCGAAAAGCCGGGATCTCCGGTTGGTTTGAGCCCACCGTAGTGCTCCCTGTCTCACTCGCTGTCGCTGACGCCATCGTTGGTTGTTGACGCGGAGATTCCGCAAATACTGGGGCCTCCAATGGGTCCGAAGCTGCCCCCTTGCTGACCTGTTCCACATTTTGTACCCCGGGCCCCTGTAGTGCAGAGTGTCCATGTACCTCCAAAATGCCGGATTGTTGTAATAGGGCATCCTGGTTTACGCAAGGTAAGTTGGATTGTAAGGTCCACACCGAGTTCGTCTTGTCCCACTTCAATTGTATCGTGGAAGGTGAGTGACCACGCAGCCGATCCAAAGCTTCCGGGGTCATAAAGGTCGATAATACTGATGCAATACTCACCGGTTCGTCTTCTTCGCTGCTTGAATAAACTGATGAGTCGGTCATGTACTCCGAACAAGGAGTCGTTGAACGAGATAGTGTTGCCCTGATTTCTTCCGTAATGTTGGTAGAAGCGCTCCCCAGCTTCTCTGAGTATGCGTCTGCATTCATCCTCGAGACGAGTAGATTGATCGTTGGTATCCATATGTTTGTCACTGTTATCAGAATCAACAAAGTTGGGTTCAATATTTTTTTCTTATCAGTGGTGAACTGATAAGTGGTTGATGACCGTTTCATGTTGTCCCCTGCTATATCCATGTTTCCTATCAGAAAGACGCAGTGTTTACAAGTTAAATAAAAAACTGTGGTTCTTATGTCAACAATATTTTTGGTACGTTAACTACCTACCTACTCAACTCTTTATAGACCCTGTACCATGTACCAAAAAATGAAAAGACGCAGTGTTTACAAAAAAATTTTATAAGTATAAAAGGCTCATGCGGCGGCTCGGTACAGTATTACCCGAGCCGCCGTCCCGTACCACTATGAACCATTTCGCTCTACACAGTTTTTTTAAGCCTCAGCCTTTTGGGCCTAAAAACCCCTTATATCACCTTCGCTACCTAAATTATTGTCATCCCTCATGGATAGCCGAGGAAACGGGACTGGAGGGGTTGATAACGCACCGGATGGCTCCTCAGGGGTTCGAGACCGTCAAGTGTCGCGGAACATACCTGCTCGTCAGCGTCTCCGTTGTTGGGTGTTTACGATACACACAGACGTTATTTACTGTAGTGGCGCCTCAAGGGATTCGAACCC